GCCCTTGGCCTGCATCAGCACGTCGTGCATGGCGCTGATTTTTTTCTCCATGGCGCGCAGATCGCTCGCCATGTGTTCCACGTCAGTCTCAACCTTGATGAGGCGGTCGCGGGTTTCGCGTTGTTCGTCTATGGTCATTTACGAAGCCTCGCGATGAGATCACCGCCGGCCTTGCCGATGAACAGAGAGCCGACGATAGCCCCCATCCATTGGTCCAGCGGAGGCGGTAGAGCGGCGACGGTCCATGTCTGCGGGAAGATGCAGCCACGGCAAAACAAAACGCTGTAGAGGCATACAGACGCGAACCAGAGGCCCGCAGGAACGAGAAACAGAAGTGGAAACCACCAGCCCCTGCCCGTCATGATCGCGACCTGAGCGCTCAGATAGCTTTCGACGGCGCGGGTCTTGATGTCCTCGCGCTTCGTCTCGTTGTCGATGCTGGTATCGATCGTCTTGAAGATGCGATCCAGCGGGCCGGATGCGAGCCAGCCAAGGATGGACATGAGGATGGACATTCTAGGTTCTCCATCCTCGCCGCTTGGCGATGTAATAGCTGCCCTCAACCAGCCCCATGAGAACGCAACCGACCACGGCGGCAATGTCGGGATCGTTGGCGATCATGTCGGCAACGGACTGCGGGATGAGCAGCTTGAGCGCCAGATAGCCCGCAACGTAGCGGACCAGGATGCGAGAGATAGGACCGATCATCACAGCCCCCGAATCTTCGCCTCAAGGTCCATTGCCTTGGCGCGGAAAGCGCGGGCCTCGTTCTCAAGACCGTTGATGAAAATCTTGACGTAGCCGCCGACGAACAGGACGATATGCCAGATGAAAGAGAGCGCGTTCATTTTGAACCCCCGACAAGTTTTGCGATGAGCGAAAAAAGAGCCGCCCAGATGGACGGCGGTTGAGACGATTCTGGCGATACTTCAGGACTTGGCGGGACCGGCGTGGCGGAGGCCTTGATGCCCGCCGTCTTGAACGCCGCCTCGACATTGCCTGCGAACAACTCGCCCTCGGCCTTGCGACGGCGCGTCAGGCCAGCCAGCACCTTGCCGCCGCCCTTGTCCCATTTCGCCAGCTCCGCCGGGACAGACGCCTTGTCGCCCGCGTTCAACCTCTTCCACAGCGTGGCGCTGGCCGGTCCGCCGGTATTGAACGACCACGACACAAGCGCGTCGAACTCATGCTGTTCGAGCGGCACCTTCGCCAACTCGATTACATGCCGCTCGAACGTGACCATGTCACCGGCAAGCGCACTGGCGCACTCCGCCTGCGACCAGACCGACTGCGACGTGAAGCGCGGCAGGTGATGGCTCGTATGTCCCCAACCGATTGTCAGCACGCCGGCGGAATCCAGATAAGGCTTGAAGAAGCCCGGCCGTCCCGGGACCGTCTTCATGCAGCTTTCGAAGGCGCGGACGAGTTCAAGGCCCGCCGGCCCCATACGCATGGGACCGCGCGCCGGAGCGACGTTTGGCATGTCTGATTCCTGTTGGGAAGACGCCAGCAAGCCCGCCGGCTGGGCGTTACGAGGCCGTCAGCGCATCAATCGCAACGCGATAGGCAGCCTGATCCTCGGGCGACAATTCGCCGGTTTCTTCATCAGCCTCAAAGAGCGAGACCGTCTCGACCAACTCCGCCGTCAGCAACAGCGCGCGCCTGCTCTCATGAGCAGGATCGTCGAGGACGCCGGCGGGCAGATAAAATCCGTCGTGACAAGGCGTCGGCCGCAGCGCGTGCCCGGCCTCGCTCATGCCAATGACTTGTCGCGCGAGCGCAAGATCGAGTTTGAGAATCATTATTGCGCTCCGATGGCTGTCAGGTATTCGGACAAGATCGCGTTGAGCGCAGCGACGTCATTGTCGAAAAGGTCGCCGCCGATATGCGCCGCGGCCAACCGGTAGTTATGCGTGAACAACGTCGCGTTCTTGAGCAAAACAATATTATCGGCCACGGGAGGATCGGATGAATCGGTCGCACTGCCGGCGGGAACGCCATCTTTGTAGGTCGCCACCTGCGTGCTGGATGATCGGCTTGCAATGGCATGGCCGAGGGGGGCGGCAATAGTGTTCGAAGAGATAGTTCTGGCACTGTTAAGGCTATAGCCGATTGCCAAACTACTTCCGCGCGGGCGAAGCCGATTGTTCGTCCCCGGATTCAACTGCCCGATGACATATTGATTGTTCGAGGTCGAACTGCCGGAATTGGTCCAAGCGCCCATATGGGCGCTGTCACGCTGGAATTTTGTCAGCCCGTCCCATGTCGCGCCAGCGTCGAGATAGCTGTCCACATTGTTCTGGTGGCTCCACCCGCGATCGATATCAAAGACTGGACTATTGACTGCGGTGAGCGTGGAATTCGTCGGATTGATCCAGTTAACCCGAGACGCCTGTTCATCATGGGCGGCGAGCACATAAAGTAGATCGAGCTTATCCCACAGGCCCGCGACAATGAGACTCCGCACAGTCCGTTTAATGAGCGCGGCGCGAGCCGCCGATGGCTGGACAGTCATGGCTTCCACCACGACGTCGGGCGCCCAGGCGTAAGGAGCGAGACCGAAATCGCGCGGGTGTCTGTGGTCGCCGCGCGCGGCCTGCGCGGAACTGCCAGCCGCAGCCGTGCCTGCCTGTAAAGGCAGGCTGTCACTTAATGTTGGAGAGGCAAACGTCAGCTTCGTAAAGACGATATCCGTGGTGCCGAGCGTTCCGCCTTCATTGGCCGAGCAGAACCACAATGTATTGGCATTCGCCGTTCCCGCCGCGATAGCGACTAAGGCGCCGGCATAGTCGTTATAGGTCGCGAAGCCCGAATATCGCGCCGGGGTCGTACCGACGACATAGATACCATTTTGCGCCCTGTTCATCTGGCCTTTGACCAATACCAGATCGCCCGTCGCCAGCGTCAGCCCATCCAGGCTGTCGCCGTTATTGAGCGCGGTCGAGATCGTGATGTTCGCGGTTGTCGCCGCTCGCACCGACACCCGCTTGCCGATGCCGGTCGTGGCACGCTTGAACCGGACGCCATTCGCGTCGAACACGACCGTCGCTCCAGCAGGCGTAATGGTATCGCCGACATCCTTGACAAAGATCGCACCATCCACGACGAGCGCACCGCGCCCGGACAGATCATAATTTGGCACTTCGCTTGCCGCGAAGCCGCGCACGTTGCCCTTTTCGAAGGCCATGAAATCAGCTTTGGAAACGTCATCGCGTGTCGCGATGCCAGAGATTGACGTAACCGGATCGGGATTGCCAGCCATGATCATTGTCCGCAAAGAAGTGCGCGCGCTGGAGTAATCCAGCGCAGCAGGTTTCTTGGAGTTGCGAGAATTGAGTTCGGGTTATTCCGGTGACGAGAACGTCTGTGTCTCAGACGACCAGATATCGCGCTCGTTTACGGTGTTGGTCATTTCATCGAGCGATGCAGCGCGCCAGACCTCGTGTGCACGGCCATCAATAATAAGGATGACGTCCATAACGGTTTCCGTCTATGCGAAGGTGTATTCTTCGATAACGACGACGCCGGCAGCACCATTGCTGCCGAAGGCATCTGTTCCGCCAGCACCAACTGTCACCGCAACACTGCTACCGAGAGATGCCGCCGGGATGATCTTGGTACCGCCCCCAGAGCCCCTGGGGTAGGCTCCCGCCCCGCCGAAAGATTGCCCAAGAGAAAACGATACGTCCTTGGCCCATGAGTCGACACCACCAAAGGGCCAGGAGCAGCACCGCCTCGCGCGCAATTACCCGATCCGTCAGAAAAGGAAAACCCGCGCCACGGATTATGGTCCGACGACCGGGTTGCGTGCGCAGCGTCACCGATCGTGCCAATGGGATTTTCCTGATTTTCGGAGAGAAAGCAGACTACGCCGGCGAGCTGGAACGGCGTTGGGCATGTCGGATTGTCCTGAAATTATGCGGATTATCGTCCGCTGTAACTTGCGATACGCGTTTCGGCTAATTGCAACCAGATTCGCCGAATGCTAGATTCGTCCTATGATGGGGGTGGACTTGGCGTTCGAAATATTAGGCATTGTCGCCGGCATCTGGCTGCTCGCAGGGATCATCTGCAATCTCTTTATCCTGCATCGCGGCAGTTTCAGGCATGGCGTTCATTGGCCGTCTGTGGCGCTGCTGTTCACAGCCGGAACCATTTTAACGCCGGCGTATTTGCTGGAGCGCGGCGCCAGATTGACGAAGCGGAGGATCAAGAAATGGATATTTTGAAGCGGATAACGACTCTCTTTTTCGGAAAACCAGAATCCGGGCCGCGGACATTGACATCATCATTATGGGATCACGGGCACATCGGCATGCCCAAAGCCCCACACATGACGGCTTCTTCCGAAACGAAAGCCAAACTTGACCATCACGTCGACGGCGCCACATCAAGATAGCCGGGCCTCTCAAGCGCAGGCTCTTCCCGCAGCAGAGCGAGTGCGGCGCGGGCGCTATAGAGTCGATCTGCTAATGCCTGCTGCGTTTCCAGGATGTCGTCGGGCACAAGATGCCCATTGTTGAGAGCCACCAACAGGATGGCGTTTTGAACGAATGAGGCGTGCCAGCCATCACACCATCTCCCGCAATTGCATAAGCCTCTGGCTCACAACAACCGAAGATGAGTCGTCATAACTGAAGAGTCGCATCTTGTACGTGTGCGAGGCCGTGTCATTTGTCGATATGACGAACTCATAATGCTGCCGCCCGGCATTGACGATGCCCGCACCCCATCCAATTGCCGTTGTTTCGTTGTCTCTGAATAGAGCCACCGCGGATGTACCGTTCCCGACAACGGTTGAAGCGCTCACCTCATAGCTCAGAACAAGATCGACGCCGGAACGGCGAGCCGCGTGCGTAATGCTCACACCACCGTCGAGTGAATTTACGTTCGCAGACGACGGCGCGGTGATCGAAGTGAAGGCATAATATCCGGCGCCCGAACTGGTAAACGCGGTATTGTCGGATCTATAGGAACGCTTGTAAGCGATGACAGCACCACCCGCAGATATCCACGCGGTGCCATTCCACTCGACGGCGACATTCAGAGAGATATCGAAAGCGCGCTGTCCAACATAAGGGGCGTAGATGACGTAGGTCGAGTTGGTGCCGGGGCTCTCGCGGATCGCCAGCTTGCCGGCATTGCCTGCCCATGCGCCGGTCGGTGCTGAACCGATGATATAGGCCACACCCTGCGCTGCGGACGGCGGCGCGTTGGTGGTCTGGTTCTGGACGCGACCGTCCCAGATCAGGGCCGAAGGCGGGATGGAGGATACGGTCACACCCAACGGGATGCCATTCTCCCACGCAGCGGCCGCGCTGAAATGTTCGTATGCGCTTTCGTCCTCGACGTAGTGGAGATCGCCGGTCGCGGCGGGCCTATATTGCCAGCCGCGCGCCGACCACATCGCAACGTCGTCCTCATGAGCAGACCACGCGCCCGATGCGCCCGCCGGCACGCGCCACGCCTCGCCATAGGCCGGACGCGCGCCGGGATCGGTATCGAGCGGATCGGGCGGCGTTGTGACGGCGCGCGACTTCACCGCTCCCGGAAAGCGCACGTCATTCGTGAGATACCGCCCGCCATCGAGCAGCACGATCACCGTCACCTCGTCATGGTCGGCTACACTGGTGTCATCGCGATACCAGATGCGCTCTTGCCAGATCACCGCCTGCCAGACATTGCCGCCAGACATTCCGAGCTCGCGCGGATCCCACGTCTGCGGATCAATATTCGACGGGATCACCGGCACAAGCTCGCCGACGATGGCCGCGCGCATGGCGGCGGGGTCGCGCGCGGCAATGGCCGCAGGAAGAGCGGATTGAGCCATATCTGGTCCGATGGTTAGGCGGCTTCGCCGACCTGATAATCTTGCTGGTCTGCCGAACGATCACGCGACGCGATCGACGAATCGTATTCCCGCAGCGACCACGACACGCCGGTCCAGTCGGACGAGATCGCGTCCTTGCGTATCTGATAGATGCCGTCGATCTCCGGGTAAAAGCGGTGCTGCACGCGCACGACGTTGCCGAGCTTGCGTTTCAGGATGCGCGACGAGATCGCATCGAGACTGGCGATGTCGAGCGCCTTTCCGGTGCGCGAATCCTCGAGGAACTGCTGCGAAAGCCACTGCACGGCGCGCTGATCGGTCGTGAACGGCGTGCGCACGCTGGTGTCGAGCAGCTCGTTGCCATCCTCGTCGGAGCGCAGATCGGCCCGATCCAGCACAGGGCCGTCATCCTCTGCAAAATCCTTGTCCGGAGATGGGAAGCGCGTGCGGACCCGATTGAACTGATCGTTCTTGGCCGCGCTGTCGCGGAAGTCGAAGCCGCCGCGGATATCCGTTTCGGTGATCGTGAGCACCGGCGAGAGCGGCTTGGACGCCACCCATCCTGATCTCCCGCGCGAATTGACGATCCATGCCCGGTTTGCCGTCAGCATTGCTTCCGTCACGTGGCGCGGGTTTTCGTTGAGCAGCACGAGCCCGTCGGCCTGGTGCCGAACCCGCAGATTACCGTCCCGATCACCTACCATCTCGTCGTCGTAGTTGGCGGCTTCGATCATCTCGTCGAGACGGATTTGATCGGGTCGGAGCCGTCCGCCGAAAGGCTGGCACAGCCAGTCGCGCTGGATCAGCGTCGGATTGCGGCCCGGCTCGCGGCCATCGTAGTAGAACTTCCAGGTGCTCTCGTCGTTCATGTCCTGCGACGGATCGCGCGGATCGAACAACGGGTGACCGTCGACCTCCATCAGCGGATTGATGAAAGGAGTATGACCCCATCGCGCATCGAACTGATCTTGCGTGGTTCCGAACTTCGCGCGGAACGACGCCGTCGCGTATCCACGATGCCGGAACGATGCCGGCAGGTTGACCACGTTCAGCCCGGTGCTGTCGTAGACGATTTCACTGCCACTGGCCGGGAAATAGGCGTCGAGCAGTGGGTCTTTCGTCTGGTCAGCACTTCCGTTCCGGAAGCACGCCTTCAGGTTACCCACATAATCCTGCCCCTCCACGGCGACCGGATCGAGGACCGTGTTGAAGGGAGTGCCGCCGACGAACGTGATCCGGTTGTTGTTGATCGTCACGGAGCGGATCGCGTGGATGCGCCCGCGTGCCAGACCCAGCATGAGATACTGATATTGCGCCGTCGCATCGTCATAGAACAGCCAGCCGCCACCCAGACCGCCGACACGACCATAGATGCGGCGCTGCGGCGATGCCGCCTCGCGGATCGAGCCGCGGGCTGACGGCGTGTTGATGTTGGCTGCGCCGACGTTATCGAGGCCGCCCACGTCGGGGACGGTCTTCTTCATCGCGAAGTTCGCGCCCGCCAGCACGCCGCCGGTGATGATTGCGCCACCAAACGCCGCCGCCGCACCGACCGATGCGAACAACCCCGTGTTGAACAGAAGCGCCGACAGACCGATGAAAGTAGACACCGGCTCACGCGGAACGCCAGCCCACGGCAGGTAGTCGCCGGCAAGCCGGTTCAGTCTCAGGCGATGGTCCATGCCATCCTCACCGCTTCTGACGTAACGATCGAGAAGCCTGCTTCGTTACGGCCCACCCACTCGCCCCGGCGAACACAGACCACGACCGCCACAGCACAGCCAACCGGCACCAGCCCGACATCGCCGATCCGGGCATTGACCGCCTTGACCCGGCACCAGCCCTGCCGGCGCGCGACGGCCCGCAGCGCCTTCGGCAACCCGCCCCGGCCCAGCACCCGGTGCGCGCCGCGCATCGTGCGGTAACGCCCGCGATAGGCCGAGCAGGGATCGAACCCCGTGGCCGCCAGATGCACATCGCCGTGAAACAGCGCACAATCGTCCCGGCCCCACTGCATCGGCCGGCCGACCGCAGCGCGCATCGCCTTGCGCAAATGGTATTGGACCCGGCGGCGCAGCGCCCACTCGTCGCGGGTCATGCCGACCGCCAGTTGGAATCGCGGTTCACGTAGGTGTGCACAAGCGCCATGCCGCAATCGTCCGCATATTCGGAGCGCTGCTGCTGATCGGTCAGCGCAATATCTTGCGCCCGATCAAGAATGCGGAATCCCTGCTGCCCGATGATCTGGATCGTCGCCGTTCCGTTCTTGGGGTCGACCTTCAGCTTCTGGTAATCGCAAAACGCATCGATCGTCGGTTCATCGTCGACCGTGACGACGCCCCGTTTCGAGATCGCGCCGCGGGTGACGGTTGCTATCCTGTTGCGCACCAGACCTGAGAGGATCTGTGTCGCTGTCGGCGGCACGCCTCGCAGTGTGAAGGTGACCTCATTGATCGCCAGATCGACCGACCGCGATGCGCCGCTGATCTGGCCGAGGATGCCGCAGCCGGTCCACTCGTATCCGCCCCACGGCAGAATGCCGGTGCGCGACCAGTACCGCACCGGCCCCGAGGGATGGTCGCAATAGAACAGCAGAAAGGGCGAATGCCCGGCACGATAAGCGCGCGCCAGTGCCGGCGAGATTTCAGACATCGCGCACCGCTTCGATCAGCTTGAGGCCGAGATTGCCGACATTGCCGAGCGAGCGCGTAACAACGCCCTGATCCTTGTCGGCCAGCCGGAAAACGCAGGTCGGCACGCGCAACACCACCATGTCGCCCATGGCGAAATCATCATGCAGCGCGCCTTCGAAATAGACGCGACACTTCCCGGCCGCATTGGTGCGCGAGACGGCGGTGATCTCGTAGAGATTGCCCCATGGCGTGGGAATGCCGTTCGGACGAAGCTCGATCAGATCGCTCGGATTGAGAACCGCCTCGGCGTTCGCGGGCAAGCCGCGCAACACGATCGAATCCTGGCCGGCAACAGCCGGCTCGTCGAGCGTCACGAACGGCGGCAGCGCGCCGGTCGACCACTGCGACCCGTCGGACCACGCAGAGCCGTCAGACCAGTTCGACAGCGCGCCAGCGTTCTTCTCGTCATACACCGGCCGCATACGGTAGTAGTCGACGAGGCGCACTTTGCCCGTGGTGCCCCGCAGCCGCGTGATGAACCCCTGCCAGTCCCGCCATGACGGCTGACCCTCTTGCGCTTTCCCGGCACTGAGCGCCGCCGGCGGTTTGATCTCGGCCATCCAGATTTGCACGAACGGGCCATAGGGCGACCGTTCGCCGGTCCAGGGCGAGGTGTTATCGATCGCGGTCTGCGAAAGACTGAAGGTGCCCTGCACCGCCGCGCGCATGTGCCGCGGCAACTCCCAGACAGTCTCGACAGTTTCGGTCATGAGCGCGTCAACGTGTCGTGGTCGAGACGAATTGCGTTGCGAAGATCGGCCTGCACCTGCTGACGCAATTCGATATTGTTCTGTTGCAGACGCCCTTCGATCGCAGCGATGTCGGTTGGCGTCATCCCCGCCTGAAAGACCGGCGCGGAGGTGATGGAGACGACGATGTCGCCACCACCTCCGGCCGACCGCATCACCGAATTCGGCACGATCCGACCGGACGAGCCCGGGACAAATATTTCCGGACCTTTTTCGCCAATCAGATAAGCCCGGCTATCACTCACGGGGCCGCCCCCGGCACGCGCGCCGCCGAAAAGGCTCATAATCGAACCAACGATTCCGCCCGTACCGCCAGTATTCGAGGCGAATCCCAAAATCTTTGCAAACGCGCCCTCACCGGTGATGGCGGCCTTGATCAATTCGTTCGCCAGATTGCGAACCGCTGATCGCAGAAGATCAATGCCTTTGGTCGAGGCATCGATATTGCTTAAAGCGGTCGAGAGCTGATTTCCCATAAACCGCGCCGCGTCATTGGCACCCTCAAAGTCGCGTTTGGCGGCGGCGGTTGCGGCCGCGGCTCGCCCGAACGCAGCCGACACCTCATCAATCTTCGCGGCATACTGGTCGTTGATCTCGATACCCGAGCGCAGTAGCGCTTCCGTCAGTTCCGCCTCTGCGCGCGCCCGTGCCTTGGCCTCGACGTTCATACCGACTGTGTCTGTCTCAGCCTGATAGGCAGCGATGCGCTTGTTGATCTGCTCAACCTGACGGTCGAATGCGTTTTCCTTTGGCTTACCCAGGTCTGGCCGCGGTTCGAATGCCGATGTCGGCGTAGCCGGCGGCGGCTGATCGCCATCGAGCCGCGATTGAAGCAGAGCCCGCCGACGCGCCAGGACCGCGCCGTATTGATCGAGCTTCTGGTTCAGATCGCTGATGTCACTGTCGATTGTATCCTTGGTCGTTCCGAAGAAGTTATTCATGAAGTTGCCGGACGGCGCGCGATCGCGTTTCGCCAACAGGTCATCCCGCTTCTTCGTAAATTCCGAAATCGCGTCCTCAAGGTCCGCGATCTCGTTTTTAATCGTTGCTGTCGGTCGGCTACCAGGACTAGCGAAAGATGCGACCGCATCGCGCGCCGCTGCGCCCATCTTTTCGAGGTATGGGATGAATTCCCTCAGCGCTGGCAGCAGATCGCCGATCGACGCCAGCAATTTGTTGCCGAGCGCACTTGCCAGCAGATTGATTGTGGACTGAGCTTCCTGGGCCTTTCGGACCATGTTGTCGTCTATCGCGATGCCCCACTCGCGCGCTTTCCGGGTGAACTCGGAGATACGATCAGAACCGTTTTCGAAGAATTGCGTCAGGCGCTCACTGTCACTGCCGAATGCAGTCAGCGTCAGTTGAGCGCGCTTCACCTCGTCGCCGGTTGACGCCAACGCCGATCCGATGACTCGTAGGCGATCCGATTGCGTATCCGCATTCTTGAACGCATCGACAAAACCGGAGCTGATATTACGTAGCGAGTTGTAGAATTTGTTGCCGCTATCGTCCGTCTGCTTCGACACTGAAGTAAAGGTCGTGAGCGCCTTATTCAACTCTTCGTTCGAGACGCGCGCATCCTTGGCGGCAAGGCTGAGTGCTTGAAGCTGCTCAACTGGCATTCGCAGATCAACGGCGCGATCACCCAGTTCCGCCAGCGCGCTTGTCGCCGCAATGATAGACGCAATGGCCCCGCCGGCCGTTAGCGCAGTCACGATCCGGCCCATGAAGTTGGCACCGATCTGCGGATTCAGCTTCGCAAAGCGATCCTCAATGGAGGAGGCCGCATTGTCGGCAATCACCCCCGCCTGCTTGAGTTGCTTTTCGAGGGAGTCAAGCTTTGCCTCCAGAGCAACCAGCAATTTGACTTCGTCAGCAGCCATGCGTCAATGAATTCCGCTGATCATGGGGCCGTGCTTTTCGATCATCGCGTCGAACTCGGCAGCGCTCGGCGCTGCTGGTTCTTCTTCCGCACCTTGGGCGCGGTTGTAGCCTTCTATGCAGGCCCAGAGTTCCCAGAGGGTTGCGTGTCGCGTTTGGTCTGGCGTCCAGCCGATACCGGCGCCGAGCCCATAGATTGCGGATCGGACGAGCCGTCCATCGTCGTGGTAGATTTGCTGTCCGGGCCCCGATCCGCTTCGGCTTTTTTTGTGGGGTTGTCCCCCTCGACGCCAACCATGGCGGCCAGCAGGATAGCCATGGCGACCTGCCGACTTTCCTGCCACGGACGGTTGTCGACGTAGCGCTTGACCAAGGTCAGCGCCGGGACGGGTTGCATGCCCCCGCCGATCAAGGCGAGCCGTACGGTCTCCCGAACATCCACCCAGCGCCAGCGCCCGGACCGAACGCGGTCGAAGATCTCGCCCACGCCCGCGCCGCACTTCTCTTCAAGTTCGAACACCTGTTCGAACTTGGCGATATTGAAGGTGTGCTCACCATCCGCCCAGGTGAGCACCACCTGCCCGTTCAGCATCAGGGCGCATCCACCCAGGTAATCTCGCCGTTGGACTGCAAGGTCACCGTCACGTTGATCTTGCCGTCATCCTGATTCCCGGTGATTTCCAGCGAGGTCAGCAGGAAACTGCCGGCGAAATATCCCGGCGTGCCGAGCAGATCCATGATCACGCGGACATTCTTCGCGGTCCCATCGAGCTTCCAGTCGCGCCAGAAGTCGAAGGTCTCTTCGGCCATGACGCCGGAGCCGGAAATTTCGGCAGAGCTCGATCGCGTGACCCGCTCGACCCACGCCGGCAAATCCGGATCATCGCAATCGGGAACAGTCGAGTCCGACGTTTCCGACGAGATCGTGAAGCCCTTCGACGTCAGGCCACACACCTTCGACGTGAACACCTCCGGCGATCCGCCGTCACCAGGCCAGATGGAAAGCTTCGTCCAGCTACGAGTCGTCGGCTTCGCCATGGCGAATGCCTCCTCTTTTCAGGGTTGATCGGGAGTTACGCGGAAGGTTCGGTGCGAGCCCGAACGGTGACAATGGCGTGGGATGTCAGGCCGTCAGGGTCATTCGTATATCGCACCGACGATACGGTCAGTGCAACGAGTCGCTGATTTTCGTCGAGCGGAAGTGACGCGCCGTGCAGAGCAGCGCGGATCGCGCGGCCAAGTTGTTTGACTTCAACAGAGCCTGTCGCGCGCGACCATCCGTCAATTTGAATCGTTGCATCCGACCCTTCGTATTCGTCGGCCTCGTCTGTCAATACATCGAAGGGTCCGAACGAGACATACGGAAAGACCGGCGGAGCTGGCACGGCGTCATAGATGCGCTGCCCGGCGATGTTCGCGGTTTTGAGCGCAGAAAGAATGGCTTTCTGCAACGGCAGGGATGCATCAGCGATCGTCATTGGATGGGCACGATCTTTCCGATGGCTTTCTTCGCTGCCGCTTTGATCGACTTGCGGATGCTCGGCTTCAGCAGCCGATAGGACGGCCAGAAGAACGGCTGCGCGTTCATTTTCTGCGTGCCGAACTCGTTCGCGTTGGCATAGTCATACTCGACGCCGCTGCCTTTGCGCACTTCCTTGGTCGTCAACGTGCCGCCAGCCTTCACGTAAACTTGCGCGATCTGTTTTCCCGGCTCGACGCGGATGGACTCCAGCAACTCATTGCGCCCATCAACGCCTTTCGCTACCGCTAGCCGCATTACGTTCGCCAGGCGATTGCCCTGATTGTTCACTTCGGCGGCGATATCGTCCTGAATAGCCTTCGGCAGTTTCCTCATCAACGATCGAAAGCGCTGCACGGAAGCATTGCGCGCCATCAGACCGCCACCCCTTCCTCGCACAGCATTTCGATCCACTGGCGCTTGCCATCGGGATCGATGATCGAGCGAATATTGTAGTCGACACCGGATCGCATATCGCGAGCCTTCCACGATTCACTGACCATGCGCGTCACGCCCGATGAGCGAACAGTGATATTGACGTGTTTCCTGCCGACTAACCGCGCCGCCTGGATGGACTCGCCGCCCAGCTTCGGAACGATCGCTGCAGAAACGGTGAATTCCGGATCATCCGGGAATTCCGATTGCGTGTTTCCATAGCCGTCGCTCTGGAGCGCGCGCTGGAAAAAACCCACACGAAAACGCAGATCGCCCGCAGAAATCGCCATCCTCACACCGCCATCAACTGCGGCGCTTCAACCGGATCGAAGTCCCGCGCCGGGAGATGCACACGGCGCTTGTCGGGATAGCGATCGGCTATCTCGCAGACCGACCATGTCTCGCCATCCAGCACCCGAAGCGCACGGCGCTCCATCGTCTCCCGGCAGAACAGATCAACGGCGCGCTCGACCGGCGCATACGTCCGGCGCTGATGCCCGGTTCCGAAGATCCGCAGATAGGCGGCCTCCTCGAACTTCTCGATCACGCTGTGACCGCCCTGCCCATAGATATTGCAGAGTCGCACGACACTGGCACCATGGATCGATGCATATCCCTCCCCAGCTCGTTTGCTGATCGCATAGGGAGAGACCGGATAGTTCACCATGGACGACGATGCGAACACGACCGCCTTGCCATAGCGCTTGAGAACCCGCAGCAGACCCATGATATTGGTCCGCGCATCCGCTTCCGCGTCCGCGCTTGTCGCATCGGTCTGCGCCGCGAGATGAAAGACCAGATCAGCATCCGGGAGATCGCAGGTCAGAATGTCGTTGCCCTCGCGGATATCGAGACCGACGACATCGTGACCCATCCCAATGAGCCGAACATAGAGATTCCGGCCGATAAACCCGGCCGAGCCGGTGACGACGATCTTCATGGCCGATCAGCTCCCGCCGGGCGCGAGCGGACATTCTGCCGTTGCACCACAACGCCCTTGCCGGCGGCAACCGCCTCGTCCGCGCACCGCTGCGTCACCAGATATTCCCGACCCGCCTTATGGCAGATCGTGACATTCGGATTCGGATGCCAGTTGAAGGTTTCTTTGAACAGAACACGCGGCATCAGTGTTGCGCCCCCCAGAATTGGTTTGCACCGGAGCCGCGTTCATACCGTGTCGCGCGGCTGCATTTCCGGCAGATCGAATTGCTGCATCCGTAGTGCATGTTCGCCACGCGAAGCGCGTTCATTCCATCGGACGTGAACAGCGACCAGTAATCGCCCGTGATGAGATTGCCGATCTTGTGCTTCACCGAATAGTCCATACAGCAAAGCACGACGTCGCCATTCGGCAGCATCACGTTGTGATCGTAGAACGGCGTGAACGAACACGAGAGCGGCACATCGTGGCTGACCTCGCCCTCGATCGCCTGCGTGCCGACACCATCGGCATTCAGACTGCCGGCCCGCCGATTTCCGACCCACGGCGGAAGCCCCGCGACCTGCAATGACTCATGAACACCACCTTCGGCATCCATCGTCATCGCATCGACGAACCGCAGCACGCCATGGAGACCGAGAAACTTCCGCAACCGATCCGAATATTCAGGCGAAGGCTTATACCCCCGCATATTGCCGTTGCGATCGGGGAGGTGCAGCACCAGCGCCTCGACCTGATCGCGATGACGGACCAGCAGATCAATCACCCGATCCGCGTCTTCCATTCCATAGAGCGTCGTGTAGACGCTGATATTGAACCCGGCCGCGAGCGCCGCTTCCACCATGTCTGTCGCGCGCGGATTGGCCCACGGCTCCGACATGCCCGAGAAATCGATCCGAACATAGGGCGGCAGTTTTGCCAGCACCCGCTGGAAATCCTCGACCGCGAGGTATTTCCAGTTCCGCATATTGCTTTCGCCGTATCCGGCCCTGAGCTGATCCTGCGGGCAATAGGTGCAGCGCAAGGGGCATCCGACCATGGTGGTAATTTCGAGACAGGGCATTAACGCGTCAATCAGGCTTCCGCGAGGGGAATGACCCACTTCTCAGAAGCTTGATTATCCCAACAGAGGATACCAACTCCGAGATAACCCGCTCTGCTTCATCGATTGACAACGAAATTCCGGTCGCCGATCTAAAATCAAAAGGTGCGGCGTCGCTGATCCGAATCTCCACTCGGAATTCAGAGATATCAGCCCGCGCGATACACTCAGCTTTCGGATAGACCCACTGAGCACGAGGCGGAAAAACAACCTGACTGGGGCGACCGCGGCGACCCGCCATTATTGCCACCCCTCTACCATCTGTCTAACATGACTCGGTGTGGCCTTGCTGATGTTTTTTGGATCGCCTCACCTGCAAGTACGCGCATATAAGCATCCTTTGCATCAATTGCCCGAACAAGGCATTCGGTAACAACCTCTACCTTAAATAATCGAAGCGCAGGATTTGCACCTGCAATCTCCGTCTTCTGAAACGAACCTATCTGAACATCGCTTAACTGCCGCTCCGCAAATTGTCGATCAAGCGCGTTTCTCGCTTCAGTTTCAGAACATCCATGCTTTCGGACGTAATCCTCTATTGCGTTTAAGATCTCCGCGTCTTCATCTTTCAACTTTGTCAGACGCTCGACTTCGGCCGGTGACATCGCTGCTACCATCGCAGCAAAATGTTCGTCATCCGCAATGACGCCACGTTTCTTTGAAATGGCTTTGATCCACGCCTGAAAAGATAACCGCTTCCCATTTTTGATCTTGACCGGCATCACCACGCCTCCACCACAACCGTCTCGATCCAGTTGAACCGATCACCGATCACCTTGCCGTGGCCCTCGACCCCGACGAGATCAGGCACATCGGACAGTCCCGGCTCGCGAGTGATGACGTTGTCGAAGCCCGCCTGATATGCCGTCACCAGTAGCAAGCTCTCGGTCCATGGCGCCTTATGACCATGGCAATCGAGCAGCGCCTGGATCGCCGGGCGCCGGCCTTCCTGCTTTGACCAGCGCTTGACGAATGCGAAGTAATCCGCATCGCCATGTTTCCAGACCTTTTCGATGGACGGGACGGCAAACCGCGCCACACCGTCCGGCTTGAGCACCCGCCGACACTCGCGCATGAATTCCAGCGCCTGCTTGTATTCGATATGCTCGACCACATGCTCGGCGAGGATGAAATCTGCGCTGGCATCCGCGAACGGCAGACGCTTCGTGATATCAACGTCCGCGTCGAAGTTGCGCCATCCGTCGAGTTTGTTGCCGCCGCAGCCGAAGTTGAGACGAACCGGTGTAGCGGCAATCGGCGCAGGCGTCGGCGGAGCGGCACAATCGGCCACCTCACCCATCGTCGCATCAAAGAACCGATCGACCACTTCCGGCCGCCCATGGCAGTGCGTCACCCAATCAAGCCGTGACACGTTGTCGACCGTGATCTGGCTTTTGTCGCCCCGCTCCGCGCGCCACGGCATCATCTTCAGATCCTTGCCGAGCATGGAGAAGATCACCTTCTCCGGGGTCGGCGTTTCCTTCCGATTGGGCCAGTCATAGCCCTTGGTGAAACCCGTCTCGCGTAGGTACCCACAATCGAAGAACATCAG